GGACATGGCTCTCCCCAATCTGAACGCCCTGTGGGGGCCGAACAGCGGGCGCACGGTGCAGGATCGCTCCCTGCTGCGCGCTTACCTCGACCTGCCCGCCAGTGACGAGGCCATGGTGTATCTGAGCACGCAGATGAACTCCGTCGCCTCCGTGGATCCTCCCAGCGTTGCGCAGGTTCAGGCGTGGCTGGATGAAATTGTCACCCTTGAGGAGACCGGGGCGGATGAGGTGGATTCTGGTATCGCGCACCTGGGCAACGCCACCAGCTACGAGGGCCTCGCCCCCGGTAAAACGCTCACCCGCGACGACAAGCTGAGCCAGGCCAAGACACTGCAATGGGACACCAGCCTGGACAAGGTCAGATACGAATTCGGCTCTAACCCACGCGCAACGGCACAAGGCCAGCGGGAGGAGCGGATCGGCACCCTTGCCAGGCGGATTGCCACGGCGCTGAACGTCCACGTATCTGGCGCGGGCGGCATGGGCGGCGGTGTGCTGATCAGGGGCTGAGCGGGAAAACTCAGCCAGTAGCACAACTCACCATGGCCAAAAGCGGCGGCAAGCGCACGTACACAAGGGATGCCAACGGGCGCTTCGCCTCTGGTGGCGGCAAGAGCGGCGCGATGAAGGGCGGCACCCTGGCCGCACGCAGCTCCCTCAAGCGATCGAAAGCCAAAAACGTGCCCGGCGCCAGCCGTCAACAGGCTGGAGCCGTCACCCGCGCCAAATCCAAGTTGTCCAGCGCGATGGAAAGCTCTAAGCGCCAGGGGCCAGCCATGCGCGGCGTGCTCCGTGGTGGCGCCGCAAAGAAGGCCAAGGCTGCCAGCCCTGCTACATCGAAAGGCCGCAGCAAGGAGCTGGTGAAACAATTCCTGGCCAGTGGCAAGAAAACAACCGCCAAAAAGGCGGCCAAACCAGCAATGAAGGAGTCTGGCGGCGCAAGTGTCGCGGCAGGTCGGAAGGCGAAAGACAAATGGGAAATGAAGAGGGCCAATCGGCGGTTCAAAAAGACATCCCTCCCCGCTGACTATGCACCCAAGAAAACGCGCAAGCGCAGGGTGAGCAGCTAATGGCAACCCCTTTTGCCCCCTTCGCTTCCATCCGTATGGCCTGGGAGCGACCCATTGCAGCCGTCACCAGCCTCCGAGATGGCACCCGCGCCACAGTGGATCTGGTGGTGGTCGAGGCCTTTCTGGACGAGCTGGGAGGCAGTGGTGAGCAGGTCATCGGTGCTCAGGCGGTCTCTGGAAGCTCCATCAGTGGCAGCCTCACCCGCTGGGCCGTGGTTCCATCAGGCGCGGACTGGCTTGATTCCGGGGCCTCCTGGACATGGGACGAAACGGGGCTCAGGCCTGCCGGTCTGCCGCGAGGTGAAAAACTTCAGACCTTCATCGGGAACCTTTCCGCCCTGCCGGCCGTGGGGCAGGCTGAGATCGGTCACATCACGATCGCCACACTCTCCCCCGAGGGCGGGATTGATGGCCTAGTTCGTGAGTTGGCGGGTGATGAATTCACCGGCATTTTTGCGGCAGGCAGGTGAGGCTGAAGAGCCGGATCAGTGTGCAGGTCAACATTGATGTTGCAGGTAAAAGCCAGCGGGCGGCGCAAGCGGCGGCACGAGTTGTCTTCCCTGAGCTGAACAGTGCCTTTCAAGATGCGATCGGCTCGCCCGTCTGGCAATGGCCGCGTGAGACCGTCCGGGGTTCAACCTATCGCCGCGATGGCACGCGCACGCCAGGAAAGGTAGTCGGCTCGCCTCGCAACATCGTGGACCTAGGCACCCTGAGGGCTTCCAATTACCTCAGTGTCAACGGCACCATGGGCACATTCCGCTGGGGCGTGGGCTATGCCACTGCTGTGCACTATGGCGCAAACATCCACCCATGGGGCGATAAGACGCGGACGGTCAACCTGCCGGCAAGGCCGTGGACAGATGCCGTGCTTGGCAGGATCCTTGTTCCTGGCATTGAGCCCTATAATTACAAGGAAGTCTATAAGGCAGCGTTCATCAGCTCATGGAGAAAACAGCGCTAGACCTGATCCCTTGGCAACAGGAACCACAACTGCCTGAGCAGCGGGTTCATGTGATCGAGTGGTGTGGGGGGAAGTTTGAGATCCCCAAACTTGGCTACCTGACTGCAGATGAGCACCACCAGATCGGCCAGATTGATCCCGGCAACTTGCAGTACCAAGCCGCTATCAATTCCTCTGGCGAGCTTTACCGTGCCATTGGTGACGAGGAAAACTGGCCTCCACGGCGCTGCTATGCGCTGCTGACCCTTGCCTACCTCATAGACAGAGGACAGGGTGAAAAGATCAAGCTCAACGAAGAAGAGCTAGATGTAAGTATTAAACGCAAGCCAATTATTGACAAGTTTCTCTCTGCCGCCCTTTCGGTTGACACCCGCGTCAGGGTGCGGCAGTGCACCGTGATCATGAATCGCGTGCGGCCGGGCTGGAGCGATGAGCAGAGCAACGCCTTGCCATTCCCGCTTCAGGAGCAAATCATTGCGTTTGAACAGCAGGAGGAGCGCGATGGCATGGGTGCTGTTGACGTGGAGGAACAAACAAAGCGCTTGGAGGCCGACCTGGGAAAGCTGGGAGAGCTGAGCCAGTCGATTGTTCACGGCCCAACTGGCCTCAGCTCTACTGGGATTGCGCCCGCCTCTGGCCCGGACGACCTGAATTCAGCCGCGCAGCCTTCGGACGCCTCCCCGGCGCCTACGTCCTCCAGGCGGTTAAAGAGGGCTGCGAAGCTGAGAAGCTCCGGCTTCACCACGAAGAGCGAGCCGTAGCGAGGATCGCCCTGCTCCAGGCGCAGGGCAACCGCATCGCTTTGGCCGCCGCTGGAGGTGAACCAGACCGCGAGCCCCTGAAGTTGTCCGACTTCTTCCTGTGGGGGCAAACTGCGGAAGAGCCACGGCCGCCAAGCGAGGCGGGGGCGGCGCTATTGGCGCTGATTGAGCTTGAACTGCTTCCCGGCTTCGTTCTGGATGGGCCATGGATGCAGGAGCTGATGACGCAGGGCAAGGGCGCAAAAGCGCCTCCTCGGCTGTGCTGGGCCGCCCAAGATGCCATCCTCCTGGCCCCTCATCAGCCAGATGCTGAGCACTGGGGTGGGTTCCTCATCGCTCAATCCAGCGCCAAGGGGCAGACCCGTGAGTTTGCCAGTGAGGCGGGTGAGGTGGTCAACCTGCTAATCCCTGATTCCCTGATTCCCGCTGGCACACTCAAGGCGGCCAGGGCCAATGCGCTGCTGCCTGTTGGCGGGAAAACTCCAGCAGACATCACAAGCCCCTCGCCATGACCACGACCACCACCGATTACGCGGCAAACATTGATTCGGAGCACTATCTCGTTCTCATGCGCCGGTCGTCGATGGTGCCTGAAACCGCCGCAACTGCTCACGCCAGCAACGGCGCCGGCCTTTCCGCTTGGCTCAACACCAGCCAAGCCATTGACGGTCTAAAGGTTGTCGAAGCCAGTGGAAAGGAGAGCACGTTTGAGATTCTCATTGGTGATGGCCTCAGGATCGTCACCAATGCTGAGCTAACCTCTAACGTCGCAAAGCTCACCCTGAGCAAGGCATCTGGCGCGGCCATTGGCGACACAATTCGTGTTCGCAACCTGGCATCTCCGTTTACAACTTTGAACGCCACAAGTGTGGTTCTGACTGCCGTCAGCAACACCGCCCCCTTTTCGGTCAGCTTTGCACTCACTGGAACAACCATCTCCGCAGCCGCTGTCTCTGCGGGTGAGATCGTCATCAATCCCTACGTCTATCCTCTGGATGGCACCGGGAAGCCCATCCGCATGGCTGCGCTGACTGGCAACAACCTGAGCAACAGCACCAACGCGGATAACGTCATCACCCTCGACACGGCAACCCTTGGCGATTCCACGCCGCAGCCACTTAGCAACTCTCGCACGATGACCCTTGCCGGTCGCGTTGTGCTCAAAGAGGTTGGCTACAAGATTGCATCCATCATTGATAACTATGTTGTCAGTGAAAATCTGGTGGCCAAGTTTCTGCGGATTGGCCCTCAAGGCGAGACCGAGAAGACCTTTTTCCATGCGCTTGTGCATAGCAAGACGGAGGGTGGTGACGCTGGCGCTGGCTACACCTATGGCGTGACTGTGCAGCCAATCGGCCAACGCTACACGCTTTACCACAACGCGATCTAATCCAGTTCCCAAGAAACAAGCCCAGGGCTTCACGGCTCTGGGCTTTTGTGTGGCCTAGGGGGCGGGCAGGTCTAGGCCAAGCTGGCCGGTGGCGATGCAAGCCGGCGACAGCCACTGCGAACCTACAGACTGAGGCCGAGCTGGGCGCCATCGGTGCGATGTTCTGCCATGGCGAAAGAATCGGGATCCTGTTCAATCCCTATGGCGTAGAAGCCCTCACTA